ACCATCCGTTGCATGATCATGCAACGGATGGTGGACAATCATGCAACAGCCATTAGAAGATGAATACCTCAAGAGGAAAACCACAAATCCCCCTAAGGATCCGGCCAAGGGAAGCCATGAAAACAGCGAACCGCCCGACAACCCGGCGAGAGTTACAAACGGACAAAACAAAAAAAGCCTCGAAGCGTTCATTACAAACAACTTCGAGGCTTTCCTCCGAGGTTCCTGGCGAACCTCAAACTTTATATTTATTATTATCTCATTTTATCTATATTACTGATAATCAAACTTTGTTTTATTTATGAGATAAAATAAGATTAAACGAAATAAAACTTTGTAGTACCAATGTAGTACCAATTTGAAAAGAACCTCTATATTTGTGGTACTACAAAACATGATAGGATATGGCTACGAAATTCGTTTTGAGAACGGACAAGACCGAAGGATATGCGACCTTATACGCACGTATACAAAGCAGGGCTCATAAAATCAATATCAGGGTGTCTACAGGGCTGGAGGTTGATGTAAAAGAGTGGAACAAGTCTTTAGCGAGCGCAAAAGCGTTGACCGCTTTCAGAAGCGGTAAAGGCAAGGACCTGTTTATAAAATTAGACGCTATCATGTATACGATAGATTCCCTTACTAGTGAAGGTGTCACATTGACCCCTGATCTCGTAAAAGGGCGGATACATGGAATAGTTTTCGCTGAACAGATCAAGGCGGAAAAGGAGCGGCAGGAGGCTGAATTAACAAGGATAAAAGAGGACGCATCTACTTTCATCAATTTCGTAGACCGTTTTATAGGGGAATGCGAGACAGGCAAGCGCAAGAAGAAAGGGGGAACTACCAATGTATCATCCGGAACAATAAAAAGCTATAAGGGGTTCCGTTCACAGTTAGCGGCGTACCAAGAAGAGAGGTTGAGGATAATACACTTTGCCGACCTGACGATAGAGTTCTATAATGATTTCCGTCTATTCTTGACCGATAAGCGTTACTCACCTAATACGGTAGCAAGGATGATAAAGATATGCAAGACGATTTGTTACGCAGCCGAACAATTGAAGCTATTGGACGCAGGGAATATCCGTTCAGGATTTGAGGTTATCTATAGGGATGTTGACAATGTTTATTTGACAGATGAACGGATTAATGAGCTTTACAAGTATGATCTATCCGATCGTCCGGCATGGGAAAAGGTTAGGGACGTGTTTGTTGTAGGCTGTTTGACCGGTCAACGTATAAGCGATTACAAGCGTATTAACGCCAAGATGATCGTTACCCTTACCGACGGGAACCGCTATATTAAACTAAAGCAGGAGAAAACCGGAAATACTGTTTATATCCCTTTGGATTACCGGGTAGACGATATCCTGAATAAATATAACGGCGAACTGCCAAAGGTTTACGATCAAAAGATAAATGACCATATCAAAGAGATTGGTGAGGCTTTAGGATGGACGGAGATCGTGGAACTGGAGGAACAACATGGAGCTATGGAATATACCGCAAGGAAAAGATTTTGCGACCTTCTTAAAACCCATACGGCCCGTAGGTCTTTTGCGACCAATATGTATAAAACCGGAGCTTCCCTAAACAGTATAATGGCTATCACCGGACATTCAAGCGAGCAACAGTTGAAGACTTATTTAAAGCTGGACGAATCCGAAAAGGCAATGTTGGCGGCGAAAGAAAGTTACTTCACCAAATTAAGAGCTATAAAATAAACGCACAGGTTACGGGGTTACGGTTACGGTCTTTGTAATTCACTGAATATTTGCATGTTGTGCTTAAAAGTGCCGTAACCTATATTTTTGTTCTGTTAAACCTTACATTGAGAAAGAACTATTTCCTTTATTATAATAGAAATCAGTAAATAAACAAAAAGAAACAACATTTTTTTTGTTCGGTTTTTCCTTTATTTTACAACAATAGATTGATTGTTACGTTTCGGCGTTCTTTTCCGTGTCTTTTCAGATTTTTTCTTAATTTATTTGTGCTCGAAATCAGAAGGTATAGCGGCCGCATATCTTCTGAAACAAATTAATTTAAAATAATTATGGTATGAATTTCGAGATATCACAATCCAAACAAGACTTAATAATAGGTTTGTTCGAGCCAGTCATTGATGAAATTGTCGCTAGGGTATCTAAAATAGTACTTTCTACAACAAATAGGGAACCTAGATATTATTCCAGAAAAGAAACGGCAGATCTCCTTCATGTAACATTGCCTACATTGGCAAAACTCACGAAAAATGGAGTCGTTAATTGTAAAAGAGTGGGTAAAAGAATATTGTACGACGCAAGATCTATCGATGATGCAATTAAACAACAAACAGTCTTTAAATATAGGAGAGGTTAACTATGTATGTAGAAAAAAAGGCAGACATAGCGCCCGCCAATTCCCTTTCTTGCGAGGGCAAAGATATAGATTATACACGAGATAAGCAAAGGGTCTTCCAATGTTTATTTACCGTTCCCCGTACAAGGGCGCAAGTAGAGACGTTAACGGGCATAAGAATCAACAGCGTATGCTATTATGTAGGCATGCTGGCCAATGATGGCAAGGTTAAGGTCCACCATAAGGGCATATGCCCCGTGACGAGACATGACAACGTGGAATTTCTAACGACAAATCCGGAACTATTCCCAAAGGACAAGCAATTTTCATTTTGGGATAAATGGGAGGGCGTAAAATATGATTGAGATAAAAATAAAAGACATGATAGATGATGCCGGTGCTATATTACCCGTTGACGGACTATCGCCCAATGCGACCGAGATGCTAAGGAAGGTAGCGAGTTCTTTGCAATGCCCTGTTGACATCGCTCTATCCGCTATGTTTGCGACCGTGGGCGTGGCCATGGGTAAGCGGGTCATCATTGATGACGGCAAGTATCGAAATTACCCATGCCTTTGGGTCTGTGTGGTTGCCCCCTCGGGCAGTAACAAGTCTACGCCTATAAGATTCTTCCTCCAGCCGCTAAAAGACCGTGACTCCTATAATTACGGCGTTTACCGGGAGGAATTGAGGGCATACAGACAGGCAGGCGATGACAAGGGCGATAAGCCCGTATTTAAGCAGTACGTGATCAGCGATTCCACCCCCGAGGCCCGGAATCAGGTATTATCCGTCAACCCCAACGGGATATTATTGTACAGGGACGAGTTAAAGGGCATGATCGACGATTTTTGCCGGTACGCCAAAAGCGGGGAGCTTAGCCAGATGCTTTCCATGTTCGACAGTGACACGATCGTGGTGAATCGTAAATCAGATGAACCCTTGCTTATCAAAGACCCGTTCATGTCTATCATAGGTTCTATCCAACCGTCTGTTTTGGTTGACACGTTCGGGAATGACAACATGATGAACAACGGTTTCAATCAACGCTGGTTGTTTTGTTACCCTGAATCCGGGATGCCCGAGATGTATAATGATGTCTCCATACCACAAAGTGTCATAAGCGACTGGAAGGATTTCATTTACAACCTTATAATGTATGATTTTTCGGTCATGGGCGGCAAGATATACATAAGGGGCGAGGCGAAGAGAGTGTACATCGACTATTACAACAGTCTCCAGATAAAAAAGGCGAGTGCGGACGATTACCTTAGCTCTGTTTACTCTAAGCTACAGATCCATGTGATACGCTGGGCTGGGGTCGCTCATATCCTAGGCAATTCCCCCACCTCTATAGACATTACCCCGGAAGAAATGGAATACAGCGTGAGGTGCATGGATTATTTCGAGCGGTGCGCACTGAAAGTCTATAGGATGCTGTTGGAAGGTAGAGGAAACAGGCACGAGGTTAAGTCTATGGGAAAAGAGGAAATGATAGCTAATGTTTATCATTGTACGAGCCCGGTTAGCCAACGAGCGGTAGCGGATGCGCTGGGCATTACTAAGCAATATGTATCTAAATGCTTAAAAAAATATCCCAAGTTGACAGGTTGTCGGTTGACTGATAGTGAAATATCAGATACAGAGTCAGATACGGACAAAAATTAGTCAACCTCTATATTTCTGATATTTTTTAATGTAAATATTACAGGTTGACTAAAATATTACCGTAAATAATTGACAATCAAAGTTAAAATATGCAGTCAACCGTCAACTAGTCAACTACAAAAAACGACTATTAAAAATTAAACAATATGGCAAAGACATTTTTAGATAGCAGGATATCCGTGTATAACGGAGTGACCGACACGAAAGGATCTATTTCAACAATAGGGGCTTTCCTGAACGATACGAGATATATCGATGAGATCAAGCGTTTGCGTACGCTCACGAACAAGGACGAGCGCAACGCCGTTAAGAAGCGTTTGCCGATGGCTTGCATATCCGGCATATTCGAACCTACACGGAAAGCGGAGAATCTTAAACAACATTCAGGGCTTATCTGCGTGGATTTAGATCGGCAGGATAACCTAGAGGTTAGCAACTGGGACGAGGTGAAACACCAGTTGTCATATCTTAGATACGTGGCCTATTGCGGTCTATCCGTTGGCGGTAACGGTTACTTCGCTATCATGCCGATACTTTATCCGTATTACCACAAACAGCAATTCGAAGCCTTGAAAAGGGACTTCCAAAGGTACGGGCTTGTGATCGACAAGGCGTGCGGTGACGTGTGCAGGATGCGTTGCGTGTCTTATGACCCGGAACCATACATTAACCTCAACGCCGATCCGTACAGGGGGTATTATAAAGAGCCCGTAGCCGTTTATACCCCGATTGATTGCGGTACGGACGGCGAGCTGGATAAAGTGGCTAAATGTTGCGATCTTATCCAAAATCACGGCATCGATATTACCGGGGATTATCTAACATGGTTTGAGGTAGGGTGCGCCCTCGCTTCCCTAGGGGAATCCGGAAGGGCTTTCTATCATGTTTGCAGCCAACAGAACCCCAAGTATAGCAAGGCAGAGACTGATCGTAAATTCGATAACGTGAAGAAAACTTGCAGCCGTATAGGTATTGGTACTTTCTTTCGTGTATGCAAGGACTATGGAATAACCTTTAAAGACGCTTAATTATGAGAATAATAGAACAAACCGTACGATATGATATAGTACAATGGGAATATAGGAATATGCCTATCACTTTCCGGTATTGGAAAGATGGGAGTCAGATTGTAGAAATAAAAGCGGATAAATACTTCGCTCGTGCCAATGGATATAATTCAATAGATGATATGGTGGCCTCGACGATAGGTGATATCAATGGGATATTTGGCGGTGTGCCCGGTTGGGTTAGGGTAGATCCTAATGGCCATTTCTACTTTATAGAAATAAGCAAATCTATATTAAATTAAGTAATAACATTAAAAGAAAAGAACGATGGACATTGTAAAAAAGACAGGATTAGAAAGAATTGTAAAAAGACATCATGCTAGCACGGATAAGATTCAACCGATCGTAGATGAATTGGTAAAGGAAGGTCTTACTATTGGGACGGACGAGTTGAGAGATTTATCGGATAAGTGCGCCCTGCTTTACAGGGAAGCGGAAAATATGGCAAAGAAAGAATCCTTCCGTATCAAGATCGCATTCAAGAGAGATAAGGATTATGCGGAAACGGTCGGGTCTTTGAACGCCCTTATAGATAGGTGCGCCTCATCATTAAAAAAGGTTCTTGGCTATCATACTATTAACCCGCTGGAAATAGACGCATTTTGCATCGAGAATGGCAAGGTGATAGTATCACCCTTATGGTTTGACGAGAAAAATAGAGAGTACACGATCGAACCAACCGAACAACGAGACTTGGCGAAAAACTTAGTGGACGATCTCAAAAAGGCTATTGACAATCTTAACGCTTACGTGGCGAATAACCCCGCTTTTGGCAAAGGCTTAACATCATTCGCCGATAATCGGCGTTGCCTGTGTTGGATTGATGAGGATGGGGAATTTCATGAGGAAATCGAGAATTACGAATTTATTTAAAAGTAGACCTATGACTAAAGAAGAAAGAAAACGGTTTGATAACACACGGCGTGACTTGCAAGAAAATCCTGTAAAGGCCATGTTATTCTATGCTCACTACGGGACAAAGGAAACAGCAAATGAAACATGTGACAATCCCTTTGAGCGATGGAAACAGACAACCCAACGAGAAAACCGGGCCATCTGTAATCATTTAGGTATAGAGTATAAGGATGAGGACTTCAAGATATCAAGCGAGAAGCTAGCTAAAGAATGGTGTAAGAATTTACCGGATATCGAATGAGACGATTGTATTATTATCCAGATCCATCAAAGGATAATGAAAGATAACCCCGGGTAGGCCCATTTTGAACGGGCTTACCCGGATATTATCTTAGGATTATTCCAGTGAGCTAATGACAAGCACATTTTCTCTAACTATTAAGGTCGTAAAAATATGGTAGCAATCATAGATCACATACCAAGGATTCAGTTATCAGACATAAAAGAATTGATCCGGAGACAGACCGGTACAAACCAAAAGTTAATGCAACTGATCACATTGAATAATATCGAGTACAGAATAACCGTATCTATAGAAAGCAAAGATGTTGTATTTCGATGGAAATTTAAGGATAAGGATAAAGAGGTAAAGGTAAAGCTAAAAACAGAACCTAGCAATTTGGGTAATGGCATCGTATGGTATTTTCTTTGTCCCTATACTGGACATAAATGCAGGAAGCTTTTTATAGATGGCAACGTCGTTGCGAGCCGATACGCATTCGCCCACGTTTATAATCAATCGAGAGAAAGCAAGATAGGCAGGTTCTTCAGTGGATTAAACCGGAAAAATATAGATCGTAAATATGGGAAACAATTTTATAGGGGCCTATTGACTCCGTACGGCAAAAGGCTAAGGAAACAGTATGATAAAATGAAAAGAGCAAACGATTTGCTTGAGGTATATTTGGTACCCAAGAACAAAGGGAGGAAACCGAAGGATGAGACCGACATTCAAACTCGTATCTAAATATCCCGTGGATATCAAAGCGGAAGAGACCGAAGAAAATAACTACAAGGTTCTATTTGCTTCCGCTGATATCCAGATATCACAGCCTATCACGAAAGATGAGTATATCGAATAGCGAGATACCTTCTATGTATCCCCAAGCAAGGCGAAAAACCAATTACTTGATAAACTCTCATTCGAAGGTACAGGCTTCCAACGATCGGACTTCAACTTTATTGATTTGATCGAATTGTCTCCGGAAGCGGAAAAAGCGTTGATATCATTTGCGGCCTTATTGGACTAATATAACGGCAATCCCGTTATAGGTTTTTCTACGGTCATATCGTGCGTATAAAGTTAACCCGTTCAAAATTGAGCGGGTCTTTTTAAATCTTGTTATTATCGATATTCTATAATGTGGGATTCTCACACGTTTAAAGCAGACGAAATAGTTCATGTCTTCTATTTGCAACGTTTTAAATACCGTTTTTGTCGGTATTCTCATCTCGACACAATCTCAATTGCGTTATTCCGGTTCATACCCTTCATAATAGTAAGACCGATTGATACCTTTGAATATCACCTCCCGGTCATTAACACGGTCTGTCAATGCTTGACGCAACAGCGTACGCAACTCCAGATCGTTTATTGGGCTTCTTTCCATCGCTTGCAAATACAGGACCTTATCCACGTTTTGCCAGTCAATAACAACGGAAAGCCGTTTTTTCAAGATCATGTCAAGCCAAATGCGGGTAGATCGCCCGTTCCCTTCCATGAACGGGTGCGCCACGTTCATTTCCACGTATTTCGCTATGATCTCGTCAAATGTAGTTTCCGGCATCTTCTCTATCACGGGTAGTATCGCGTCCAAGTACAAGCAGTTGGCAAAGCGGAAATTCCCCTTTGATATGTTGAGTTTACGCACCTTTCCGGCAGAGTCGTACAATCCATCAAAAAGATAGCGATGTATGTCACATAAGCCCTTCACGGTTCCCACCTCAATACGATCTATATCGCCGGTATCAAACAGGGCGTGAGCTTTTACAAGGCTCAATCTGTCTATTTCTTTCGTATTCATGCTCATTCTACTTTGATATTGATATCCTTACCGCAGTTAGGGCACGTGAGAGTTAAAGCGTCTTTCTTCGGTTGCTCGAATAGTTCTGTAACCGGGCATCCTATTGCGTCCGCTATTTTATTTAAAGTTTCCACTGTAGGGTTTCCATTTACCATATTTGATAAATTCACTCTATTAATTCCCATCTTATCGGCAAGCTCTGTTATAGTCATACCTTTTTCTTTGATAACTTCTTTTATTCTTAAATCCATACTGTAATGCTTTAGTTTTCGATACAAATATACGAATAAAAGTTATTTGTAATGCCATATGGGTACATTTATTTGTTAAAGTAGTGTTAAATACTACTTTTTATTTTGCAAATTGTACCGTTTTATACTACATTTGCGACACGATCGAAAATTAAAACATTACAAAGCTATGACAAACGAGGATTACATGAACAACGAGCTAGCCGAACTAGAGGCTATGACAGAGAAAGAGGCTTGCGAGATTTATAACGTGGATTACAAAGAGGAGGCCGAGACATACATTCGTGAATATTGGATGTACATAGCGTAAACGGATTACTAACACATAAAACTATACGATCATGAAGAATTTTAGGACTAAAGTATTCAAACAGGCCCATGAGCTTATGAGAGCAACGGGAAAGGCATTTGCGGTATGCCTGTCCAAGGCGTGGGCGTTGTACCGCCTCACCAAGCGGATGCGCCGGGAAATAGTAACATTCGCTTACGAGAAAGCGGATGGAAGCTTGAGAAAGGCGAAAGGAACGTTACAGGACGTTCAGAACCTCATCAAAGGTACAGGTCCGGAAAATTACAAGACCGTCCGTTACTTCGACGTTGAGGCGAACGGGTTCCGGTCATTCAAGGTAGAGAATCTAATCACGACATATTAACAGCATCTTAAATAGAGATAAATTAATGAAAGATATAAATAAAATACTCAGCGACATAGCCTTGATATCAAGGGAGGATAAGAAAGCGATGGAGCGATTCAACCGGCAATCCATCAAGATGGAGAGGTTGATCGATGAGCTGGAGAGGGCTTGCGGATTTAGAGAGACCAACCCCAAGCCAAGCATGACTGTTTCGGTGTACAACAACGGAAGGTCAAAGCCGGGAAGATTCGACCTTCGATCGTTAAACACGCATCTTTTAGCGCAATAGGGCGAAGAGCTGTCTAGCCAATAAGGGCCGGGCCTAAATCTTATGACGGATATGCCGGATATGACGCAAGAAAAAAAGTTTTTTTCAACCTACATGTCCTACATAAAAGCCGATTCGACTATGTAAGGTATGTAGGATATGTAGGGCAAAAGACACGCTAGATAAAATAAGAGATATGTTTTGTATAAGGGGCTTTTTGAGGTATATCGAGAAAGGAAATACCGCATGACGGGAACGGCGATCGGAAGTTTGAAGCCCGGTAGGTAATATTGCCTACCGGACACCCTTGCAGACCGGAACGACCGGACATCGCAAAGCGAGATTGCGGCAAGGGACAGATGCACACTTAACCAGCAACGATCATAGCTGGAGGTGAAGATACAGGGCATAAGCAGATCGATATTAGAGGTTATCACCTTAAAAGGGGTATATGACTTGAAATTCAATACATTTGCTATCTGATAACCTATAACCTGATAACCTCGGGTAAATATCGTGAGAGCGGTCTTATTTCGATTGCATAGGCTTCACTGGATATGTGGTGACGCTATGCGCGTTTAAATAGGCTTTCAGTAGCTCCAGCCACACCCGGCACGGTCTTTGAGCCTGTCCTTTGATGGAATGCCGGGGACGAATGTTGAGGTTACGGTATAAATGCGCTTAACTTATTGATTTATAACACGTATGGTATCACCGTAACCCCGTAACCTGTGCAATTATTTGGATGAGAAACATAGAGGTTGACGAATATTTGATTATAAATAACTGATTAACATATCAATAGCATGTAGTCAACCGTCAACCTGTCAACCACTGTAATTTGTATACAAAATACCCTATAATATAAAAGTTAACATTACAGGTGCTTTTGTTCGTGAGAATGAGAGTACCTTTTTTATTGATATTGTGAAGATGAGAAACAAAAACAGACTCTATCACCAATGAAGTAATAGAATCTATTTTTCAATTGCAGTACCAATGTAGTACCAATTTTGTTTTTAGAGAGGTGCCTGGCAGATTCGAACTGCCGTACATGGTTTTGCAGACCACTGACTAAGCCACTCATCCAAGGCACCGTACGAACGTTTAGTATATTTGTTATTGTAAAAGATACAATAAACCTCTAGAGGTTCCTGGCGGATTCGAACCGCCGTACACGGTTTTGCAGACCGCTGACTAAGCCACTCATCCAAGGAACCATAACTTCAACACAAAACAACTACTTTTGTTTTGCGAGTGCAAAGAAAGAGAATAATATTGGAATTACCAAACTTTTCCTTTCTTTTTTATTTTTCCCTCCGAATATTATAGAAGTAGAGAAAATGAGCTTACCTTTGCCTATCAAATAGATAAATAACGAAAAAATGACTTATACAGAAACTGTAATACCGGGCGTATGGATCATTGAGCCAAAGGTATTGAAAGATGCGCGCGGATACTTTATGGAAGCTTTTAAGCAAGCGGAATTCGAGGAGCATATCGGAAAAATCCAGTTCGTGCAAGACAACGAATCTTGCTCCTCTAAAGGCGTATTACGAGGATTACACTATCAGCTAGCGCCCTATTCTCAATCTAAATTAGTCAGGGTGATCAAAGGACGGGTATTGGATGTAGCCGTAGACGTACGTGAAGGCTCGCCCACATTCGGCAAATATGTAGCTGTAGAGTTATCGGACGAGAATAAACGCCAGTTATTTATTCCACAGGGATTCGCCCACGGATTCCATGTATTAAGTGACGAGGCTATCTTTACCTATAAAGTAGATAATCCATATACTCCGACGCATGAACGGGGAATCCGCTATGACGATCCCACGGTCCATGTAGATTGGAGCATCACAGATCCGGAATCGATCAACCTATCCGAGAAAGACACCAAGGCTCCATTGCTGAAAGACGCTGAGCTTAATTTCAAATACTAAACACTGTACAGATATGAAAACTTACCTAGTTACCGGTGCCGCCGGTTTTATCGGTGCCAATTTCATCAAACATATGCTGGCGAAATATGACGATATCAAGATCGTTGTCCTAGACTTGCTGACTTACGCAGGTAATTTAGGCACCATCGCCGAGGATATCGATGGAGTACGTTGCGAGTTCGTGAAAGGCGATATTTGCGACCGTGCCTTGGCCGACCAGCTATTCGAGAAATACAACTTCGATTATGTCGTGAACTTCGCCGCTGAAAGTCATGTAGACCGAAGCATCGAAAATCCCCAGCTATTCCTGCAAACCAACATCCTTGGTACACAAAACCTATTGGACGCCGCACGAAAAGCATGGGTTACCGGTAAGGCCGAGACTGGTTATCCGGTATGGCGTGAAGGTGTACGTTTCCATCAAGTCTCTACCGATGAGGTCTATGGAAGCCTAGGTGCCGAAGGGTATTTCCACGAGACCACGCCTTTAGATCCCCGAAGCCCGTACAGCGCCTCCAAGACAAGCGCAGACTTATTCGTAAAGGCTTACCACGAGACGTATAAGATGCCGGTATCTATTACCCGTTGTTCCAACAACTACGGACCTTACCATTTCCCGGAAAAATTGATTCCTTTAATTATAAAGAACATATTGGAAGGTAAATCCCTACCTGTATATGGTGACGGCACAAACGTACGCGACTGGTTATATGTAGAGGATCATTGCAAGGCGATCGACGCCGTCATCCACCACGGACGTGTGGGAGAGGTTTACAACGTAGGCGGTCATAACGAGAAGCAGAACATCGAGATCGTAAAACTCACGATCCGGACGATCCATCAACTAATGACCGAACAACCGGAATATCGCCAAGTATTAAAGAAAAAAGAGATCGGTGCCGATGGAGAAATCTCTATCGACTGGATCAACGACAGCTTGATTACATTCGTAAAAGACCGTCTGGGCCATGATCAACGATACGCAATCGACCCGACGAAGATCACCAACGAATTAGGCTGGACACCAGAGACCTGCTTCGAGGTTGGTATCGTAAAAACCATCCGTTGGTATCTTGAGAACCAGAAATGGGTGGAGGATATCACCGGTGGAGATTACATGAAATATTACGAGCAAATGTATGGATCACGTTGATTCCTCAACGTGACCGTGTGTATGTGGATGAATCTCAGAGAGGCTGTTTCCTAATTCGGGAGCGGCCTCTCTTATTTGTTTCCGGATCGTCTCGCGTATCTCCTCACGCACATTCCTGCGGGTACTATCCAGTTCCGCTTGCTTGGTAGGTTTCAAGAAATCTTTATATTTACATTTCACTATCTTGAACTTGAAATCATCCAGATTCCCTTTTATATCGATACCCAGCTTAAACGGCACCGGCGATTTTAAAACCGAGAGATGGTAATCGAACGTCATATCCAAATTATGCGTTCCTCCTACGGCTACTTTATACCGGTCCATCTCCACCAAGAATGGGAATACCTCGATCTTGTTATCATGGATCGCTAAATCTACCGCTATACTATCAATCATATTCCGTTTTTTATTCTTGAACATCAGCGTCTTCGATATCTCGGTAAATGTCTCACCATCCAGCAGCACCATATTCTTTCCGCTCAGGTAGCAAGAGGCATTTACAGACGGCAGCAACACGGACATCGTAGAATCCGCCTTGCAAGTCGCCGTCATCTGGCAATCTACCATGCCTTCGAACGAACGAAGCATAGGGACCAATGTATCAATATCCGGGAATAAACTGATTAACCGTTCCACTAAAATATCATTTAAGGACAACTCAAATCCCATAGTCGCCTCTTGATCTGTTTTGGTCGTATAAACCATCGTCAGATCTCCAGAACCGATATTCGAGCTCATACATAAATCGCTCAGATTGATACTTTGATCCCGGATTACAACCTCACCTTTCACATCCTCCAACTTCAGATCCTTAAAATCTATTTTTTTAGCATTTGTATGAAGCGTCAGATCCAAGAATTTCGGAACGACAAATAGTTGAGAGATCGAATCCGTAGCGACACTATCCACGGTATTCGCTAATAGATGATCCGTCTCCAGTACGGAGATACTGTCTTCCGAGAAGGCCCCAACTGAATTGGATGCCAATTGATCAGAAAACTGCAAACCTTTACCTATAGCTAGCATCAACTGGTTACAATCGATCAGATCGGATTCCAACTCGAAATTCGCTTTCAACTTTCCTCCCCGTAGCATGGCCCGCCGGATGTCGCTAAGCTCTCCGCTCAAAGTAAAATCGCTCTTTCCTAAATGCAGGCGGGCACCACTCAACGTCATATTGTTAGTATTGAATTTCACGCTTGTCTCATCAATATACATCGGAATGGGGAATAAGCGGCTAAAGCCCCTCAATTGCTTAAACCTCACTTGTCCCCGAGCCTCCCATTGGCGTAAGACACTGTTTGAGGAAGCGACCGAATCCACTTGCGACCGCTGTCTATTCGCCCTTCGGGTGGTCTGCGTGCGCCTGCGCAAGGTATCACCGGCGGCAATACGGCGTTCACGTTGTTGACGAATCGCTTGCCGATAAGGTAATGCTTCCAAAGAGAACTGGCTTTCCGTCAGAACCATACCCGTCCGTAAAGGGATAAGAATATATTTTAAGGTGTCCACCGAGATCGTAGCTCCCGCCATAGGGATCCGCTTATCTGTAGAAGAAGCCTTGATGCCCCCTTTCAACACGGTCTTACCGGCCACCATCCAGGTAGAATCCGGCAACTTGGTGCGTAAATGATCAAATTCCAACCCTGCGGTCATAGGGATAACAGCCGTTGTATCAATAACCGGCGTCGTATTGGCTACCATCTTCAATCCACCGATATTCGTACTGATCTCATCCTTATACTTTATATTCAAGGTATCCACCGATAGATTAGCGCTCAACAATCCTTTCGCATTCAGATATTTACTTTCATTTTCCGTAGATCCTACAAACAGATTCGCCCCAGCGATATACATATCCACGCCTAACGGCTTACTAAACGCCTTGAAGCGATCAACCGTCAAATTGCCGGATGATTTGACCTTGGCGAAGCGGCTATTCACGATATCATCCACCTTAAACACCGTAGATAAATCAGCCATCATGGTACCCTCCAGCAGCAGTGTGTCGGGATTCAAGAACTCTTTAGCCAAACGGGTAAAATCGACCTGCCCTTTCATCTCCGCCCGAATCGCGGGATTCCTCCAGATATCCCTAACCTCGCCACTCATGGTCAACGAGGTATTCAACCCGATCAATGTCAACTCCTCCAAAGAGACATAAGAAGAATCCGGGTAAGCGCCATTCAAATGTAAATCCACGTCCATGCGCAATGTATCGATCCCCTGTTCAATACCTTTTACATGATAAGAACCATCCTCTATCTTGCAGCATAAGTTCACGGTCGGAACAATACTATCCCCTAATTCTCCACGGATATCCCCTTCCAAAATAATACGTCCCTCAGCAAGTGTTTTATCCCGATCCTTAAAATATTCATCCGGAATAAAATGTAAGAGATCATTCATATCGGAAACCTTCAACCCGAAAGTCATATCGATCCGTGACGGATTATCCTCGGTAGCCGGTACCATAAAGCCATCCGCCGTAAAAGGCAGGTTATTCACCAGCAACTCCGCGTCCCTCAACCCAATCCGGCGAAGTCCGTCAGCCAACAACAAACGTCCCTTGAAGCGTAACGCTAACTTATTCGCCAAAGAATAAGACGGGCTACGGAATACGATCGAGGAAGAACCGGTCTCCACATCCAACTTATTTCCTCGTTGGGTCAAAAGGCCGTCTATATGTAAAAAGAAACCATCGATCGCCGTATATAAATCCTGCTGGCGGTCATCATAGACAAAGTGCCCATTCGTAATATGCACTTGCTGCAAATCTATTTTAGGCAATGGAGATGACGATGATTCATCTACCGAATCCATCTCACTTTGATAAATCTCCCAATTCGCCTTTCCCTCCTCATTCACATAACCATAAAAACGGATACTATCCATGATAACCCGAGGAATCGTCACCTTCCCGCTAAACAGATAATCCGTAGGGTTAAATACGACGATCGCTTTTTTGAAAGACAACAAGGAATCCGAAGGAATCATCAAATCCTCCTGATAGCCTATAGAATCCTCAGCCAGATTTGAGATCAAACGCCCATTCGTCAACTTCACTCCCAGATAAGGATACGTCTCAAAATAAGTCAACTCCACCCGCTCACATTCCAAGTGCGCCTCTATGAATTCGTTTGTTTTTTCTACGACCAGCGGTGTCAGCTTCTCCGGAGGTAAGACCGCCCATTTCAGTATACCAACCCCGATCAAGGGAAGTATGAAAAAGATCCCGACCAACACAGACACAACAACCAGCAATATCTTTCTTATTCGTACCATACTCATTCCTTCATCTTATCACAAACAACACTAATTAAATTGTATGAGCAAAAATACGAAATACTATCCCAAAGACAACGCTTATCTCATAAAAAAAGGCCCCCCGCAATGAGAGACCTTCTTTTTACATCTTATTTATTTTTCTACAATTCATTTATCCAGAACCTCGTATTTAGAATGCTGGCTCTTGAACTCAGGAACAATCTCCTTCATCCGCTTCACGATCTGCATATCCCCCTCCACGGCACAAGCATGTACCAAGGCATCAATCCGCAGATTGGCGTCAGCATAATCATACGCACGGACTTGGGCGATCTTGATCTTCGGATGAAAAGTAGGCTTGAAGGTCTCCTCCTCGTTGAGTACCTCCTCATACAATTTCTCTCCGTCTCGCAATCCCGTGAACCGGATCTCGATTCCCTTCACCCCGCTCAGACGGATCATACGCTCTTCATTTACCAAAGCAATGATGTACTCAACTTTGTCTTCCAGATGATAGTTACGAGGTATATCCATAATGATTATTTTACTGAAAATAAAAATAATCATTTATCATCTTAACACTAACTTTTCAGAGAAAAATGTGGTAGGGCTTGCGCAGTCCTCCATTTGGATTTACTCAATACCTCTGAAACATATCGTTACGGCGGCACACTACAACGGCAAGATACCGAGAAATCCGTTTGCCATGTACCACGTTGACCCAGACCACAAGGAACGTGAGTTCTTGACCTTGGATGAGCTTACTGCCATGACTGATATAAAGTTGGAAGACCCCAATATGGCATTTGCAAGAGACCTCTTTATCTTTGGTTGTTGGACAGGTATATCATTCATTGACATCAAGAACTTGACTGAGGACAATATCAGCATGGTAAACAGTGCTCCTTGGATTGTGTCCAAACGTCAGAAGACAGGCGTGCCGTTTCAAATCAAGCTGATGGATATTCCTATGCAGATTGTTGAGCGATACAAATCTTTCAGAAAGGGCAACCACTTGTTCAACATTGGTAATCTTGACGGCATCAACAAGCGCATCAAAAAAGTAGCTGTAATGTGTGGCATCAAGAAGCGGGTTTCGTTCCATGTGTCCCGTCATAGTTGGGCTGTTTTAGCCTTGGAGTATGGTATGCCGATAGAAAGTGTGAGTAAGATTCTTGGTCACACGAACATCACAACAACACAGATATATGCCAAGGTGACAAGCACCAAACTTGACCATGACATATCAGTCTTTGAAAGTCGAATCAAGGGGCATTTGCCTGCAATGGGAGGGATGGCATGAAAAGGACTGTAATCACCGTGGACGGAAATGGAAGGCTTTCCATTCCGTCCAATGTGGAGGACTTGTGGATGAGTGAAAATGAGTTGGTAGATATGCTTTATGTCACAACCCCGAAGCTCAAAGCCGTGATAAGAGCCATATATAAAGAAGGTATGTTGTTGATGTCGGAAGTCCAAAAGAGGCAAAAACTTTCCAAAGATGTTTGGCAAACGCTGTATGGATTCCCTATGGTTGTTGCCATTTGCTTCCGTCTAACCTCCAATGGTGCAGCGCAACTTCGTGATGCTATCTTCAAGAGGTTGTACGGAGCAAAAGAGAAAACAGCCATTGTCCTGCAACTCTACGGAGGGACAAATGCTTTTAGTTGAGAATGGTCGCATCTTTGACGCTTGGATATTCACTGTTGTATTGACTTATTGATTTACTGATTTACTGTCGTATAGATTTATTGATTCACAAAATTCTTGATAGGGTGATTTATATTGCGCATGAAGAAAAATATGAAATCTCATGCAAGTTTTTGATACGGTCTGCGTTTATTAGATATAAGTGTAACCCTTTAATATTGAAGAAATGTATGAAAATTAAAATGATTCTTATTGCATTAACCGCTTTGCTATCTTTGGCAAGCTGCGGTGATGATGACTCTGGTATTCAACTCACACAAGACGAAATCATTGGTGACATAAATACTGGTAAAAAGATTGTGATTACCTCTCTTACCACCTATACGGAAAGTAGCAGCAAAGTTAATGTAAATGGAGCTAAAGGCAAAATATCAGCAACATCTTCCGATGAAAGTATAGCCAAAGTCTCGTGCTCAACAAATGAAGCAGAGAAAGAAATCTATGTAAGTGGTGTTTCTGTAGGAAATACCACTATCACCATAACCGATTCCGATGGAAATACTGCTGTATTAAAGGTTGAAGTAAAAGATTGGACGGCTCTTTGGGAACTTAGTAGAACAATGTATGTGGTAGATAGAAAATGTTTTGTTGAAGGTGTTTCTTCTGAGGATTCTGCAACTATTGCAGCTGATGCCATAGAGAAAGACTCATACAATAAATATTATACAATACGTACTCGTGATTATATTCCTTTCGGCTCTCATGTAACCAAGAGACTAACCATTACAGATGATAAAGGAAATGTCCGCATGGATGGAATTCTTAAGATTCAGCCAAATGCCGATAACTCTGAAGTTTGGCATTTATTACCTATTGGTAATTATACGGAAGTCGTTTTGGCTACATTTTACTATGACCAAGAAAGTATAGTCAAAGATGTGACAGATTATTATAAAACGGCATATCCTAAGATTAAAAAAGTTGAACTACGTGCCATTTATGCAGTAGAAGAATTAGAACCAGACAAGTAAAAGGGTAATGTAAAATTACTTTTTGTTCATCCCGAGGAAAGGTTTACAAGGAAGCCTTTCTTTGGGATTTTTTCGTTTTATTTTATCCCGAAAGACAATATCAAGCACCTTGATTTCCAATCTTTTAACATTGTCGGTGCAAACTTCTCCATTCTGCGCAAGTTTGAGTTTTGTATTTTGATTTTCCGCCATTACCTTTGCAACTTTAATTTTTATAAGTTACAAAGGAGAATTTATGAACATGACAAATGACAACAAACTGCCAGTTGAAGTTGCTACCATGCAGCCACAGGCACCACCTCCACCAAACGAGGTGTTCATCCGTGTTGGCACAACCTTATACAAGGTGGTTGACCAACCTACTATCAATGGAGGGAAGGTAAGAAAGCGCATCCCTTGGAACATGGAAACCTTGCGTCAGGACTACGGCAAGGAGTTCATCAAGTATGTCCACAAGTATGACGGATTCTGTACCGTTCCCGAACATGTGAACCACCGAACTGTAATAGACGGTTTTCTCAATCTCTACGAGCCGATAAGCCACAAGCCAATGAAAGGGGATTTTCCGAACATCAAGAAATTGCTTTTTCACATCTTCGGTGAGCAATACGAGCTTGGCATGGACTATCTGCAACTGCTCTATCTCAGACCTGTGCAGAAACTTCCAATTCTTTTGCTTGTGTCTGAGGAGAGGAACACAGGCAAGACCACGTTCTTGAACTTTCTGAAAGCGTTGTTCCAAGACAACGTTACGTTCAATACCAACGAGGACTTCCGCAGTCAGTTCAATGCAGATTGGGCTGGCAAGCTGCTCATAGTCGTGGATGAGGTGCTGCTCAGCCGCAGGGAGGATTCTGAGCGTTTAAAGAATCTCAGCACCACACTCTCCTACAAGGTGGAAGCCAAGGGCAAGGACAGAAACGAGATTTCTTTCTTTGCCAAGTTTGTGCTATGCTCCAACAACGAATCCCTGCCTGTCATCATTGACGAGGGAGAGACCCGATATTGGGTGAGAAAGATTTCATCGCTGCAATCGGACGATACCGACTTCTTGCGTAAACTGATTGCTGAGATACCTGCTTTCCTGTTCCATCTGCAAGGCAGAACGCTGTCAACACAGCAGAAGAGCCGAATGTGGTTCGCCCCCGAGCAGATTGCGACTGATGCCTTGCGGAGAATCATCCGCTGCAACCGCAACAGACTTGAGGTGGAACTATCGGAGTTGTTTCTTGAAATTATGGAAAACACCCAGACAGATAGCTTACAGTTCTGCCTCAATGATGCCCTTTCCTTATTGCAGTGCAACCACGTGAAAGCGGAGAAGCACCTTGTGCGAAAGACAGTGCAAGACTGTTGGAAACTGCAACCTGCACCAAATGGTCTCACATACACTACATACGAGTATAACTACAACAATGGTTGCCAATATTCTCCCATCAAACGTGTGGGCAGGTTCTACACCATAACGAGAGACAAATTAAACGGCAAATAATTTGATGAATTGTTGAACATGATGAAATAAGTATTGAATATCAGATATTTATGGTTCTACATATTCTCAACATAATACTCAACAAAAGAATGGGACTGATGAAAAGAGAAAACATGATGGTTCATACCTATCTTTCTCTTTTGCTCCGTAAATTGTTGTGACGAGGAATTTGTTGAGAGTTTGTTGTAATGCTAATTCGTTGGTTCTCATAATATTATTCATTATTTTCAACAGCTCATCAAAAATACATTCACCACTTAATCCACAGAAAGACATGAACATTCAAGAAGCAAAGCAAATCAAGATTGCAGACTATCTGCAAAGTTTGGGACACCGTCCTGTCAAGCAGCAGGGCGCAAACCTTTGGTACAAGTCACCATTGAGAAACGAGAGTGAGGCATCTTTCAAAGTGAACACTACGATGAACAGTTGGTTCGATTTCGGAGTGGGCAAGGGCGGCAACATCATCACCCTTGCGTCATACCTCTACGCATCAGATAGCTTGCCATATCTCTTGGACAAGCTGGAGAAGCAAGCACTCCATGTCCGACCGACCGACTTTTCTTTCATTCAGCAAGCCTCTGAGCCGAGTTTTGAGAGATTAGAGGTTAGGGAACTTAACCATCCTGCACTCCTGCGCTATCTGAGCGAGCGTAAGATTAACCTGCATATTGCCAGAAAGGAATGTGTGGAACTCCACTTCTCGCATGGTGGCAAAAGCTACTTCGCCATCGGTTTCAAGAACAAGTCGGGCGGTTACGAGGTGCGCAACCTATTCTTCAAGGGCTGCATGTCACCCAAGGACATCACCCATATCCGACAGCAAGGCGAGCCAAGATACACCTGCTACGTGTTCGAGGGTATGATGGACTACCTCTCCTTTCTCTCGCTGCGCTTGTGGAAGTTTCCGTCTTGTCCATCATTGGAAGCGCAGGACTATGTGGTACTCAACTCCACAAGCAATGTGGACAAGGCTGTTGACGCACTCTACGGCTACGAGCGCATCAGTTGTCTGCTCGACAACGATGATGCAGGGCGGAAGGTAACGCTTGCCATCGAGACTGCCCTCGGCTACCGTGTGAGGGATGCATCTCACTTGTACTGTGAGTACAAAGACTTGAACGACTATCTGTGCGGAGTTAAATCCAAACAGTCTGTACACCAAGTACAGCCTGTTAAGCAAACCGTTCCACCTCGAAAGAGAGGCGCAGCCTTGGGCATATAGGCGGTTCCTGCTCCAATGGCTATTCTGAACGGAAAAGCCATAGCTCAATAGGGCGTTTTCTTGACGCAGTGGCATGCCACCGCTAAAAACGCCCATTTGAGCAAAGGGGGCATCCCCTTTTGAATCCCCGTGAGCCATGCGCAGGGCGCAATGCGGCAAGCGGATTTGTACAACTCAAAAACAAGTTTATTATGGGACATTTCAGTTTGGATTTCAAGAAGGCAAAGGGCAGCTCGGACGCAAGGGAGTCAGACCACATAGAACGCAAGGTGATACCAGACAATGCCGACCCAACAAGAACTCACCTCAACCGTGAGCTTGTCAAGATGCCGAGCGGTGTGTATGGTCGTGATGAAGCCATCGCCCACCGCATCAAGACGGCAGGCATCAAGCGTAAGATAACCAACGACCAGGTGAGGGTGATAAGAACCATGCTGTCTGGAACGCACGAGGACATGATGAACATCGCAGCCAATGGGCAGCTTGATGATTGGTGCAACGACAGCTTGAAATGGTTACAAGACACGTTTGGCAAGGAAAATGTTGTTTCGGTTGTTCTGCACATGGACGAGCACACGCCACACCTCCATGCCTCCATCGTTCCAATAGTGATAGGTGAGCGGAGAAAGGCAAGAAGCAAACCTACGGAAGAGGGCAAGCGGACATACCGCAAGAAAGCTAATGCCGTGAGACTGTGTGCCGATGATGTGCTCAACCGAGACAAAATGATTGGCTATCACGACAGCTATGCTGAAGCCATGAGCAAGTATGGCTTGAAGAGAGGTGTCCGTGGATCGGATGCGAGGCATACCACCACGGCACAGTATTATCGTAACATCAAGCGAGAGACGGAGAGACTTCAAAACTGCATGAAGCTGCTACAATCTGATGTGGAGGAAGCACAACAACTTCTACAACAGACCAAGAGCGAAATCAACACGGAGAAACTACAGGCAGCCAAGACAGAAGCCAAGACAGCCCTTGTGTCGAAGATTGGTTCTCTTTTGGGCAGTGGAAAATTGAAAGAGGTGGAGCAACACAACCGAAAGTTGTGCGAGCTTGTGACAGACCGAGAGCAATACATTGACGAACTCCATGAGAAAATACAGCAAATGGAGTACAGCCACTGTCAACAACTTGGCGAGATGCAACAGCAACATCAAGCAGAGGTTGAGAAGTTGACAAGTAAGCACTCTTCTGAGGTAACGATGCTCAACGACATCATCCGCAATGCCAAGCGTTGGTTCCCGATGTTGGAGGCACGCTTGCAAATGGAAGACCAGTGCAGGAGGATAGGCTTCACTGTCGAGCAAATAGGTGTGCTTCTTACAGGAAAGGCTTTGAACTTTAGCGGTTCGCTCTATTCTGAGGAACACAAAAGAAAGTTCAATGTGGAGAATGCGGAAATCAAAGTGTTCTCTGATTTCACCAAGCCGAACCAATTATTCTTGTATATCAACAGACAGCCTATTGTCGAATGGCTCAAGAAGCAATGGAATAACCTAAGACCGTATAAAAGACAAATGATAAAATATTAGAGAAAGTGAGTTTGCAACTCATAATCATATTACTTTCATGCTGCATAACTTAAAAAAGAGACGGAATTTTTCCGTCTCTTTTAATTATTTGATACGCCCTTCTTTTCTGAGAAGATTGATAAATTTATTCCAACCTTCAGAACGCTTATCTGCATTTTGTTTTGTCTTTTCTAAATTCCAATAATTCGGATAATTATCGTTTAGATAGTATTTGCCATCCTTGTCGCAGAATAAAACCAAATCATCATATGCACGATTCACAACAGGATTGATATTAGCTGCTATAATGAACAGTGTTTCAGATGAACTTTTTACACTTATTGATGCATAGATTGGGATATATTTTATTTTATCATATTCCTTAAATTTGATTTCTCGTGTTTTAGGATTGAACCATGCAATATCTAAATCAGTAAAGGCTATAGAATCCTTATGTTGCACAACATTACCTGTGCTTACTTGACATACACCAAATAGTTGTGGCGATGTTTCCGTAAGAAAAGCATCTGTATTAGAGTTGCATGAACTAAATACAACCAATACTGTCAATAATATGATACCCAATAATTTCTTCATCGCTTTATCCTATATGATTTTATCTATTCAATTTACAATTCTAATTCATAAAAGCTACGAAAGAAACAAAATTTTAGTTGCCTCTATACGATAGCTTTTTACGCATTTCCAGCGTAGCATAATTATTCTGAGACAATGCAAGTCTCATGCACCATGCTTTTTTTAATTTACTTTCGCTGCAAATATAATGAAAAAAAACAAATAAGCAAAAGATTTTCTGATATTTGTTGTTGCTTTTAATGTTTTTTATAACAATCTTGGCATGTAAATTTCTTCTTTTTTGTACTTTTGCAACCGACAAGAGTTGTTTGACAAGCAAACATATGCACATTGCAGAAATTAGAACCGTTGCTAAATCATTACCTCCATTGAGGTGAAACACTCATAAATCGCTCATTCTAAGCTATTCGGCAGATTTTAGCGTAATTTTCTCTGAAAAATCAACTTTTTTTCCAAATAATCTATGGGTGATAATTCCTGGTACCCAAAAACAATCATAATAATCAATGCCATTCAAGCGATAATGAGAAATACCAGGTTTTCGCCAATAGAGCCGGAAACGGCTATCCACACTAATCACGGCAACCTTATGCCCGACTGCCACAAGAGCTTCCGCTTGATCTTTTTCAAAACAACCCCATTGAGGATCACGTTTAGAAGGAACACCACGAGATATTAATGCTATAAACATAATCCTATTTATCATTTACTAGACATTCTCGTAATACGTCTAAATAGCCATGACCATATTTTAAGTCAGGCTCAACATAATTACCTTCAGCCCATTCATTCCATGATTTAAGAAATAAAATTCTATGTTCATCTTGCTTATTATTTAGAAGATTCAAAGCCTCGTAAATCATTTTCTTAAAATTCACCGGTGTGGAATTAACATAAATGCCATTTACTCCTGAACGAGGGCTTCGATCCCACTGAGGCAGAAGCGAAGGATACACATTATCCCACTTATCCTCAGGAACATAGTAATGTTTAATAATTTTTAAATAGTCATACTTA